TAGACGTTGAGTGGTATGTAGCTGCTGATTCGTATACCTCACACTTTCTACACGGTAAGAGTTTATCTCACAGTGACTACATAACTTTTCCTGATATTGATCTAGTACTACAACCCGGTGATAAGATTCAGGTCCAACCAGCCCATGCAGGTCACCTAGATACTATTATTACTGTAACAGAGACCTTCATCCCGGTAGGGTAATAGCGGGGTTGCATTATTGTCTGTAGTATGGTATAACTAAATATGGTATAACTCCTATGTATACAAACAAGTATACGTAATGTTCATGAAACAAGGAGTTATACACATGAAATGGTTAGTTAAATGGTTTGAAGCAGTAGCTGTAGCACAACAAAAACGTGCAGATTATTGGTTACTTAAAAATATGACCGACAAAGAACTGAAAGATATAGGAATCTGTCGTGGCGAAATCAACCAAAAAATCTTCAACGGTTAATGCGGCTGGTAATTATACTAAGCCTACTATGCGTAAGCGTCTTGTTGCCTCCGTTAAAGCTAGTGGCAAAGGTGGAAAGCCTGGACAGTGGAGCGCAAGGAAGGCTCAAATGGTTGCAAAGCAATACAAAGCAAAAGGTGGGGGCTATAAGTAATGGCCCTCTCCAAGTCTCAGAAAAGTCTTAATCAATGGACAAAGCAAGATTGGAGAACTAAAAGTGGTAAACCTTCTACGCAAGGCCCAAAAGCTACTGGTGAACGTTATCTCCCTGCTAAGGCAATTAAAGCTATGTCTAGTGCGGAGTATTCAGCGAGTACTGCTAAAAAAAGAAAAGACACTTCTGCGGGTAAACAGTTTTCTAAACAACCTAAAGCGGCAGCTGAAAAGGCTAAACGTTTTAGGCGCACGTAAATAAAGGCTAGTACGGCTATGGACAATATAAAACTTCCTATTGCCCTTGTGTTGGCTATGGCTGTTCAGCTTGCGGGTGGTGTATGGTGGGTGTCTCAACAGGCATCTACTATCTCTAACCTAGAAGAGACTGTCAGTCAACTTGGCTCACGTATGGCTATTGAGGACAACATTAATCTAAAGCGTGACGTTGAAGGTAATGGCGTAGAAATACAGTACGTGTGGGCAGATATAGAAGAGTTATGGGAAGAGCTAGATGCCCTGACTAGAACTATCTCTAATATTACTGCGTTGCAGCAACGTGTAGCTCTAATTGAGAATGACCTTAAATATATAAACCGTGACCATAGAGATATGACAGGTCCGATGGAGAAATAGAGTTGTTGTGTGTGTTGGCCTTTGTAGCATTTGGACACGCATGGACTGACAGTGGCAATAGGTTATTTCAGTACTGTTACTACGACTGTGGGTTACCTAAGAATGGTTTATCCTACGATAGAATCTACAGAGTAAGCCATACCTACGCATGTCCCATAGAGGTTAAGTTCACAAATGATTGATCCTTTTACAGCTATGGCGGCTGCTACTACAGCTTATAATGGTATCAAGAAAGCTGTAGCTGTAGGACGAGAGATCAGTGCTATGACTGGTGCAGTGTCTCAGTGGTCTAAGGCTGTAAGTGACCTAGACTTCTTGGAGGACAAAGCTAAGAACCCTCCTATGTACAAGATGTTTAGTGACACTCAATCTAATGCACTAGAGATATGGTCACAAAAGCAGAAGCTTAAAGAGATGCGTGACGAACTAAAGGCACACATATCTTGGACGTATGGCCCTAAGGCATGGGAAGAGATAGTACGTATAGAGGCACAACAACGTAAAGAACAACGTGAACTAGTCTATAGAAAACAAGAGTTCATAGATAAGTGTATCAATTTGGCTGTGGGTACTGCAGTAGCACTAGCGGGTGTAGGGGCTTTAATAATAGCAATGTACTTCTTAGGCGTAAAACAAGGCAAGTGGTAATGGCACAAACGATATTAGATAACTGGAAAGTTCTACCAAGGTTAATGATGCTGGCAGTCACTGTACTGACGTATCAAGCTGTACATTGGTTTATGTCGTTACCTGATCCTAGCGTAGCTCAGTCAGGACTTGTATCAGTCTGTATGGGGGCTTTAACTGGTTGTTTCGGCATATGGATGGGCAAAGAGTCTAAGACTACTGTAACACCCACACGTGTAGTACACGAGGAGAGTTATAACAAATGATAGGTCAGATCATAGGTGCAGTAGGTGGACTAGCCTCTTCTTACCTAGATGGTAAGGTAGCTATCCAAAAAGCTAATGCAGAAATACGTGTGAAGCAAGCCACAGGTGAGCTTGACTGGGACTTAGCTGCAATCAATGCTACGCAAAACAGCTGGAAAGACGAGTGGATTACTTTGTTGTTTAGTATTCCACTTATCCTTGCATTCTGCGGTGACTGGGGCAATCAGATTGTACAGGCAGGTTTTACTTCACTTGAAGCTATGCCTACATGGTATCAATATTCTTTAGGTGGTATTGTTAGTGCCAGCATTGGTATGCGTTCCGTATCTAAGTTTTTTACAGGAAGAAAGTAAATGGCATTTAAATTATCAAACCGTAGCCTTGCTAAGATGGAAGGTGTAGACGAAAGCTTAGTAGCTGTAGTCAAACGTGCCATTGAACTTACTAAGGTAGACTTTGGAGTTATCTATGGCCTACGTACCGTAGAAGAGCAAGAGAAGCTTGTAGCCGCAGGTAAGTCACAAACAATGAAGTCTAAACACTTAGAGGGTCGTGCAGTAGACCTTATGGCATACGTAGATGGCAAGGGCGTATGGGAACTCAATGTCTATGATGATCTCTGTGACGCAATGAAAGAGGCAGCTAAAGAACTTGGTGTAGCAATCAAGTGGGGTGCAGCTTGGTCAGAGGGTGACATCCGTACATACGAAGGTACAGCGGAAGATGCAATGATGGCATACGTAGATTTACGTAGGTCACAAGGCCGTAGACCCTTTATTGATGGCCCACATTTTGAATTGATGTAATAAAAAAAATTATTATACTTGCAATACCTAAAAGAAAGAGTTACAATGGCACGAGCATTAACAGAAAAACAACAAAAGCTACTTGCAGTTTTATTTGATGAAGCAGGTGGTGACGTTGTTATTGCAAAAAGAATCGCAGGCTATTCGGATGCTACTTCGTCTACAGAAATTATTAACTCTCTTAAAGAAGAAATCTTAGATGCTACATCTACGTACATGGCACGTAATGCTCCTAAAGCCGCAATGGCTATGGTAGGTGCTTTATACGATCCTACTGAATTAGGTATTCGTGATAAGATGTCAGCAGCTAAAGAACTACTTGATCGTACTGGCCTAGTTAAAACAGAAAAGATGCAAGTAGAAACTAAAGGTGGAGTAATGTTAATGCCACCAAAACAAATGGAAGAAGATGACTAAACCATTAAAACAGTGGAAGTTGCCCCAACCAACTGACATAAAAGAAGACAATGAATGGGTTCCTATTCCCCGAATATCTAGGACCGTTCCATATGGCTACGAAGTAGACCCCGATGATCCTGATGTGCTTTTACCTATTGAGCACGAACTTGACATGCTTCAACAAGCACAAAAGTATCTTAAACAATATTCATATCGTGAAGTAGCTAATTGGCTGACACGAAATACAGGTAGGGATATATCCCACGTAGGATTACGTAAACGGTTGGAAAATGAGCGACAAAGAAAAAACAAAGCTAGAAGCCTACGCAGATGGGCAGACTATGCGAAAAAGGCAATCGCCAAAGCGGAAGAAATTGAACGAACAAGACTCGGAGCTAGAGTCAACGAAGACGAAGACTACTACGAAGAAACGGACACAGGCCAAGTCAAAGCCTGAACCCGCAAAGATTGTTCAAGAGATTCCTATTGAGGAACAGCACAACGTAATCTTTAAGCCTAATGAGGGACCGCAAACAGAGTTCCTAGCAGCAGGTGAACGTGAGGTGCTATATGGAGGCTCTGCAGGTGGGGGTAAGAGCTACGCCATGCTGGCAGACCCTTTACGGTATATGGGCCACCCAGCCTTCTCAGGATTGCTCCTACGGCATACTACGGAAGAACTTCGTGAACTTATATTTAAGTCGCAGGAAATGTATCCCAAAATCTGGCCCGGTATTAAATGGTCAGAACGTAAGATGCAATGGACTGCACCCTCTGGTGCACGACTATGGATGTCCTACCTAGACAGAGAAGATGACGTGTTACGTTATCAAGGTTTGGCATTTAGTTGGATAGGCTTTGACGAGCTAACACAATGGGCCAGTCCCTTTGCTTGGAATTATATGCGAAGTCGCTTGAGATCAACAGCACCTGACTTGCCTATTTTTATGAGAGCAACTACTAACCCCGGCGGCAGAGGGCATCATTGGGTTAAAAAAATGTTTATTGATCCAGCACCTGCAGGTAAAGCATATAATGCAACTGATATTGAATCTGGTGAAGAACTTAAATATCCTGCAGGACACGAAAAGGCAGGAAAGCCTTTGTTCAAACGTAGGTTTATACCTGCACGTCTTTCAGACAATCCTTATCTAAGTAAGCAAGGTGACTACGAAGCGATGCTTTTGTCTTTACCTGAGCAACAACGTAGACAATTGTTAGACGGTGATTGGGACATTAAAGAAGGCGCAGCCTTTACAGAGTTTGACAGAAACATTCATGTCATTGAACCTTTTAAAATACCAAGCAATTGGGTTAAGTTTAGGGCATGTGACTATGGATACGGAAGTAAATCTGGAGTTGTTTGGTTTGCGGTTTCTCCTGATGAACAGTTAATTATATACAGAGAATTGTACGTAAGTAAAGTTCTTGCAACTGACTTAGCAGATATGGTAATGGATTTAGAAGCAGAAGACGGAAACATTAAGTACGGTGTACTTGACTCTTCTTTATGGCACAAGCGTGGCGATACTGGACCTAGCCTTGCAGAACAAATGATTGGTCGTGGTTGTCGTTGGAGACCATCAGATCGTTCTAAAGGTTCACGGATTGCTGGTAAAAACGAAGTACATAGACGGTTACAAGTAGACGAGTTTACAGAGAATCCTCGTTTAGTATTTTTTAATACTTGTACAAATATTGTATCACAATTACCCGCTATACCTTTGGACAAAAAGAATCCAGAAGATGTTGATACCCACTCTGAAGATCACTTGTATGATGCATTGCGTTATGGTATAATGTCCCGACCACGATTTAGTGTATTTGATTATGATCCACATGGAAGACCTTCAATGGGTATGCGTGTAGCAGACGCAACGTTTGGTTACTAAGGAAAAATAAATGGCAGAAGAAAATGACATCTTTATTGAAGACGATTCAATTGCGTTAGAGGATACAGATAACTCTACGGAATTTGATGCAGATACTTCAAAAATTATTCCATATGTAATGGAACGTTATCATCGTTCAGAAGATTATCGTCGCCAAGATGAAGAACGTTGGCTTCGCTCATACCGTAACTATCGTGGTATATACGGACCAGACGTACAGTTTACTGATGCAGAAAAGTCTCGTGTATTTATTAAAGTTACTAAAACAAAAACCTTGGCTGCGTATGGGCAGATTGTAGACGTACTGTTTGCTAACAATCGTTTTCCTTTGTCTATTGAACCTACTGAACTTCCAGAAGGAGTAGTAGCAGACGTACATTTTGATCCAGCTGAACCTGAGCAAATGCGTGAAAATGGATTAGATCAAGAGATTAATCCTTATGGTTTTAAAGGTGATGGTAAAGAGTTTCCCGCAGGAGCAACA